AATCGGGTTACAGCAAGTCATTTTAGATTGCACACTTGATATTCCGACATAAGACAATATTTAAAATTTACTGTTAAATAGAGGAATTTATCATGGCACTTCCAAATAAAATTTTACCCGGCTTTAGTGCAAGTTTGTACGCGCAACCTACCGCTACGCCAACACCTTTAACAAATGCCGCACTTGCAACAATTGCAACAGTCTCAGCGTTAGCAATTCCTGCAAACTTAGTTAATGTTGAGGCGGTTCCTGCGTTCGGTCAAGACGATGCGATGGTTGATTTTTCAATTGCTGGTTCACGTCAATCAGATAAAATACCGACTCAATCAGCACCAACAAGTTTAACGATTACTGCCCCTTGGAATCCAAGCGACGCTCAGCTTTTAATCTTGCGAGGCGATGCTTACAACGGTACTATTGATCGCACGTTTATTATTAGTGCAACAGATGGTACAGATACAATTTATTATGCGTTTAATGGTCGCGTGTCACAGTTTCAAATTGATGCACAGCCGGGTGCTGAAGCAAAAGCAATTTTTACAGTTCACCCGCGTGGTAATCAATTTGGTTGGAGCAACTCAGCATGAAGTTAGCTGATGCAGTTAAAACTCTCGCAACTACTTACAGGTCTTTGGACTCGGTAGCTCAGACTTTAATTGTCGACGCTAACGAAGTTCATGCTGCTTTAAAAACTGTTGAAGCTGGAAGCGTTGACGAAACTTGTTTACAATACTTAGCAAAATTTAACCCTGCTCCTAAACCGAAAGTTAAAAAAGAAGATTAAATATGACTACAACAATACAAAATAATAATCAACTTTTAGACTACCTTTTAACCCAAGCCAACTCAGGTACAAAGAATTGGTTTGGGTTTACTCAGCAACGAATAACGGGCATCATGCTCGCGCATGAAATTGCCTCGCGTCACGCCTATCACATGTCACCCGATGAGGTGACAGATTACGTTATGAAGCTCAATAATAGTATTTACCATCGGTTAATTAAAGGTGATGGCAATGGCAACGGTAGCTAAAGTTGAGTTTGAGGGTTGGGCTGAAACAGCAGAATTGTTTAAACAAATAACTAATGATTTTGGTAATAAAGACGCAACCAATATTATGCGAAATGCTGTACGGCAATCAATGAAACCAGTATTAGCAAAAGCACGTTCTTTAGTTGCTAAAGATACTGGTGCATTAGCGCAAAGCCTACAAGTTGAAACACGAAAACCTAATAAAAAAGATTTTCGTTCAAAATACATTTACCCAAATGATGTAGTAGTTGGTGCGATTACAACAGCGTCAGGTAAAAAATTAGCTAAGTTAAAATTTAAAAACATTAAAACAGGGCAAAAACAAGTTGGTACAAAAAGCGATGCACGGGCTACCGCAGTAGAATTTGGCACAACTAACATGAGTGCAAAACCTTTTTTAAGACCAGCATTAGAAAGTTCAGCATCACAAGTAACAGGCACACTAGGTAAATCACTTGGTGTAGCACTTGAAAAATACAAAGCAAAACAAGCCAAGAGGGTAATAAAATGAACGGATTATCAAAAGCATTTAATTTAAATAAAGACGAATTACGCATTAGGTCTTTTGAGTTTGCGGGGCATACATTTAAAGTGCGTGTACCGCTGACTTCACAATTAGACTTAATGAACGAACGTTTAAAGACGCCAGATGAATCTTTAACAAAAAAATTCTATGAGGAAATGACCAAAGGCTTGACCGAAGAATCGGACAAGGTGGTCATTACTGACGATGACGTTATATACGATGGCAACTCAATTAAGAAATTCTCTAAAGACAAAGCAATCGTTCAAGAGCGCATTACCTTAATGATGCAGTACCTAGTGCCAGAGGATGAGGGTTTCGATATGAGTACTATTACATACGAAATGATTGATGAGTTATTCCCTTATGCTATTCAGTTGGAATTAGTAAAGTTAATTAGCGAAACAATCAGCCCTAGTTATAATGCCACTAAGGGAAAGTAATTGGGTCAGTCCGCAGGCAAGTTAAGGCTTATTTGACTGCACACGGTACTGACCCTGCATTAGTAGATGAAGAAACATTTAGCGATATTGCGGTTATGTACCACGCAGGGCTAATTGGTAACATTGGATTGCTTGAAGTTTTGGGCAACCTAACCGCAGGGCAGTTTAATAAAATGTTACCTAAAGGCAAGACTGGTTATAAGTTGCGTGACATCATACCCAATACTTACGATTACATTTACCCGCCATTAAGCGAACAAGACAAGAAAACACAGGTTAATCAAAGTCTTTTAGCTTTTGCGCTTATGAGTCCAGGCGCACCTGCAATTTTAACGAAGGGTATGTAATGGCAAATATTGCTCGACTTGGTGTAGCGCTTGGTCTTAACACTGCGGAGTTTCAATCAGGGTTAAAAGGCGCAATGGCTGGGCTAAAAAAGGTTAAAGATGCCGCCAAAGTTGTAGGCGTCGCTATCTTAGCTGCTGGCACAGCAATGGCGTACATGACCAAAAAGTCCATTGACAATATGGACACATTAGCCAAGCAATCACAAATGGCTGGCGTTACAACGGAAAGTCTTTCAGCTTTAGCTTATGCGGCAGACTTAGCGGGTGTTAGTCAAGATACCTTAGTCACAAGCATGGCTCGGTTATCCAAAGGCATGAGTGATGCCGCAATGGACACGGGCGAAGCCTTAAAAGGTTTTCAAGCGTTAAACATTGACTACAAAAATATACAAAGTACAGACGATGCTTTATTGCAAATATCTGAGCGTTTCTCACAACTGGCTGATGGTACAAATAAAACCGCTATTGCAATAAGTTTATTTGGTCGCTCTGGAGCGCAATTAATTCCATTGTTAAACGGTGGCGCAGAAGGTTTTGAAAAACTTAAACAAGAAGCAGAAAAATTAGGTTTAGTAATTGGCGGTGACACAACCAAATCAGCCGAGCAATTTAATGACAGCTTGACGCAATTAGGCTCTATTTTTACAGGCTTGGCTAACGAAATAGCTACCGCTGTGTTGCCGATGTTAAACAACATTACGCAAGCAATGTTTAATTCTTACATAGAATCAGACCAGTTAAGAGTTGGCATACAGGAAATCATACGCACAGACTTGCCACGATGGTTGGACAATGTTGCGTATGGTTTTGCATTTACTGCTGATGCCATAGGTAATGTCATAAACATTGTGCGTGGCTTTATACAAGTGTTACAACACGCAGGCGATGTCATTAGCTATGTCATGGCTAACGTTGAATACTCTATGGCTATTACTGACCAAGCGCAAGAGTCAGCCCTAGCTAAACAATCAAGCGTGTTAGCTAAACTAAAACAAAACGAAAAAGACTTTGACCAGTTTCAAAAAGAAAAGATTGCAAACGCTTGGCGGTATAGTGACGAATTAAAAGCTATACAAAACCAAACCGAAGAAGACACAGGAGATGACCGTTTAGCTATAGTTAAACAACAAGCACCTGCTTTAACTGACCCTAGAGCAGTAGACAAAACAGCTAATATGCTTAAAGAAGCTAAATTAGTTTCTGCTGAGTTTGAACGTGAGCGCATACACGCCATTGAGATGCTACAAATCAAAGCAAGCATGGCTGGTATGGCTACTAACGAGAAACGCGTACAGGAAGCCGTTAATGCGGTTTTAGACGCTACAAGTGCGAAGCTACAGGAAATATCAGACAAGCGCGAGAAGGCAGCAGGACAGGGCGCAGACTCTCAAACCTTAGCAGAGTATGACAGACAAGCATTAGAGGTTGAACGATTAGGTAGTATGTACGAAATGATTACACGTCAAATGGAAGATGCTACCATTGCGTCACAAATGACCTTTAGTTTTGGGTGGAACAAAGCCTTTGCACAATTTAGCGAAGATGCACAAAACTATGGGGCAATGGCGGCTGACATGTTTGGCAGTTTAGTTAGTAACATGAATACCGCCATTGATAACTTTGTAGACAGTGGGAAACTTTCCTTTAGTGACTTTGCCGAAAGCGTTATTAAAGACATTATCAAAATACAGTTAAAAATGCAGGCTAGTCAATTGCTTCAAATGGGGATTGGTTTTGCGATGAGTGCATTTAGTGCAGGCGCAGGTGGCGCTACAGCGTTTGGCCCTGGAAGTACCGCTGGCGGTGCGGGTGCTTTGTCTTTTCCGGTACGCGCAAACGGTGGCACGATTACCGGGCCAAGCATTGTGGGTGAGAATGGCCCAGAGTTATTTATACCCGGCAGGTCGGGCGCGATTATTCCAAATAACAATTTAGCAGATGCTATGGGCGGTGGTGGCGTCACTTACAATGGCCCAGTCATACAAAACATGCAAGCCATTGACACACAAAGTGGCATTCAATTTTTAGCTAAAAACAAGATGACGATTTGGAGCATGAATCAATCTGCAAACCGTAGTATTCCAGCAGGTAGATAAAAATGAGTTTAAATTTAATACTCGCTAATTCTGAAAGCGTAGGCATAAACGATCAACGTTTTGTCGGACAAGTTATTAGTAGAAACCAACGCATTAGCACGAGTGAAATTATTACTGTCGTGCCATTCGCGTTTGAAATGAAGCCGATGAATTATTTGCTTTATAGCCAAAGCAGGGGTCTATTAAATTCACTTCGCATACCTGACAAGGCACTGCCTCAATACCTTAATTTTGGCTCCACGGGCTGGGTTAACTATATTAAATATCAGGGTGATCTATCATCAGGGCAAATTACGACATGTCAATGGCAAACCAGTTCGGCTAATAAAAGCCTAGTTTTAGGCAACCTTCCGGCAATTAGTTCTAGCATTAGCATTGTGCGCGTAGGCGATTTTGTTCAAGTGGGTTTGTATTCATATATAGCCACCGCAGACGTACTCAGAGGCAGCGGTTCAACGGTAACCATACCAGTACACCGCAATTTAATAACAACTGTTACAAGCCCGATTAATGCCGTTATGGGCGAGTTTGGCACTACCGTATCAATGAGCGGTGCAACATACACGGGTGTAACCTTTCAGGTAATTTTGCGGGATTACCCTACGTACACATTAGTTCCGATGACCAATGATTCTTTTATACAATGGTCGGGAACATTTAAAGCATTCGAGAGTGTCTTATGAATGTAATTCCAGAAGTATCCGACACTAACAACATACGTTACGCTGACTTTGTGCGCGTGACCACACCTGAAGCGGTTTATAGGTTCGCTACTACACCGCAAGCGTTAACTGTTACTGCGGTAGACAGCCAGCCTTTTGACGCTGTAGGCTTACTTATGAAAGTAGGCGACACACAGCGCGATATTAAAAGTACCGCAAATGAAACTACGTTTACGCTTGTCGGCATTGACACCGCTATGCTTGGCTGGGTATTAGGAAACCAAATTAAAGGCTCGCAAATAGAAGCAT